GCAATATGGATTAAAACGCCGCCGGATGCCGAACCGGTATGGATGGCGGCAGATAACCGGATCAGGGAGCTGGCGCTCTCGATCGAACGGCGTGCAGGCATCGCACCGGATGCAGATGGGCTTCGGAAAATCCGGGAGTGGGCAACAGAGATTGTTTGCCAGTGCGACATGGTGGAGCGTGTGCAGGGGCAGGCAGAACCGGCGTGGAAGAGTGAGCTGCAGGATGCGTTCCTGCGAGGCAGCAGGGTGTAAGGAGGTATACGATATGACGTTGGGAGAATTAGAGAAGATTATTAACGACGCAATAAATGAAGGTCTGAAAGAAGAAATGGAGAAGAAACGACCTGTGATTGGAATGAGCACTCGGGAAGCAATCGAAAAACAGGTTCCATTAAAAATAAAACCACATGATCTGGGTTTTAATTGTGCAAAATGCGTATGCGGGCATACATTTTCCGTACATCACGGCATCGGATATTATTCGCTTCCGGAGAATCGAAAAACGAATTATTGCCCGGACTGCGGGCAGCGGTTGCTTTGGGAGGAATAACATGGAAATATTTGATTGATGCACCATTTAAGGTGTCGCATGAATGCTGCGATGTCATGAAAAAGAAACCGATTTCGAAATATGAAAAGGAATCGAGAAGAAAACCATTTTGGGGAACGATGGCTTCTGAAAGCCTTATGAGAGAACAATCCTGGTTAAAAACGGGATGTAATGCGTTCGAATCAAAGAGGCCAATATCGAAACCGTTATCTTTTTGGACAGATCAACGAATGCGAAGAAATTGATGGACAAATGTTTCTGGATGGATTCCACGGAAAACTCAGGACGTCAGGAGCAGATAGGACAGGATGTATGTTTTGCATGTTCGGGTGTCACCTTGAAAAAGAGCCAAACAGATTTCAACGTATGAAAGAAACGCATCCAAAACAATATGCGTACTGCATGAAGTCTGTTGAAAAAGGTGGTCTTGGCATCAAAGAAATATTGGAATATATCGGTGTCCCTTATGAGTAAAAATCGACCAACATTATTTTTACAGATAGGAGTGGAAGGATATGAATGAGTTAACGGAATGTGGTTCATATTTGGATGGTGAGAAAATTTTTGCATCTGAAAGTGAAGAAAAAGCCGGCACTGTGCAGAGATGGATCCCGATTACTGAGAAGTTGCCGAATGATAATGACGACAGATTTTATATGTGTACTGTCGAGAATCACGAAGAGGATTTGCCGATGTTTTGCCAATACGAGGAAGAATATGGTTTCGGATTTTGGCACAATTGTCTTGGATTTGTTGATTCGGAATTTCAAACCAATGAGGAATTGGGTTATGAAAAAGTAATAGCATGGATGCAGCTTCCTGAACCGTACAGAGTGGAGAATAAAAATAAACAGCGGGAATAAAGCCAATATGCAGATAAGACATGGTACAGGGAGAGGAGTCTGGACAGATGCGTTTTGCATAATAGTGGGAGAACTGGGATGTATAAAAACGCAGAGGGCTACCGCGTGTCACGGAGAACACGGAAGATGGAGAAGAGAACATGGGACGGAAAAAGACAACGATGGAAATAGCCATCGAAAAGGCAGAGCGAGAGTTGGATAAAGAACTTAACATCCGGACGCCGCTAATCTATTGTTCGGCTGCCATTGCTCTGCGCCGTGAGTGGGGATGGGGAACGAAGAGGATCATGAATGTGTTTGACCAGACGCAGGTCATCTGGGAAGAATGTTCCAGCACGAATGCCAAAAGCATGATACAGATGCTCGACGAACAGACCGGAATTGACCTGCGGATTCCGGGGAGTGACCGGAGCTGGAAAGATTTGGCTTTTTTAAACGGTGACATAAACATGCGGTTGTCCCCGCAGCGGTGGCTATATATGCGGCGGCAGCAGATTAAGTGGACAAACGCTCAAGTGAGAGCCTGCTTGTTTTTATCGCTAAACCGGGCGGAAGGATTCGGCGGCGTGCGGATCCAGCGTTTGACAGAGCAGATGGACGCTATACAGCAGGAGCATAACTGCAACGTGGCGGAGCTTATCACGGCTTGTAAGGACATAACGGGCGTACAGTTACATAGTGAGTTGTTTAAGAAAAAATGAGAGGAGAATGATAATGACAAATAGAGAAAAATACGCAAAAAAGATTTTGGACATTGCATGTGCAGGGAGTCCTATCTCTGTAAAAAAGGGAGTGCCGTGTAAGTGTGAAGCAATGTGCGATGAGTGTGATTTGAATTATGGCGAGTGGTGTGAAAAAAACATTGCAAAATGGTGCAATTCAGAATACATCGAGCCTGCGATTGATTGGTCGAAAGTGCCAGTAGATACGCCGATTTTGATAAGAGTTTCAGGAGATGGTACGTGGTATAAAAGGCATTTTGCAAAATATGAAGACGGTAAGGTGTATGCCTTCTGTGATGGGCAAACAAGTTGGAGTGGCAACTCCCCTGTATGTTGGGAACAGGCAAAGCTTGCCACGGATGACGAGCTGAATGCAAACAGCATCCTGAGAGCATATGGGAGGGAAGGAAAATGACAGAAAACAGATGGATTCCCGTAACGGATCGGTTGCCGGAAGATGATGTGCCTGTCCTGGTAACTGTTTCCGGGATATGTTGCAATGCGATAACATTTACGAATGCAATACAGACCGGGGAGCACGACAGGGAAGGGTGGATTATTGATGGATACGAAGAATGGGATAATCCAAATGTGGCAGCTTGGATGCCACTCCCTGATCCATATATGCCAGCAATAGAGCAGGAACCAGTTTGAAAGTGGGGAGAGAAAATGCAATTTATTGATTTCTTTGCGGGGATAGGCGGGTTTAGAAAAGGAATGGAGTTGGCGGGGCATAAATGTGTTGGATTTTGCGAGTTTGACAAATTTGCAACGGCAAGCTATATCTCTATGCACCTACTCACGCAGAAACAAAGAGAATCATTAGAAAAAGTGTCATTGAAGAAACGGCAAAAAGAAATATTGAAGGAGGAATACAGAAATGGAGAATGGTACGCAAATGACATTCGAAGAGTATATGCAAGAGACATTCCAAGGGCAGACTGCTGGTGCTTCGGATTCCCATGTCAGGACATTTCTGTCGCAGGAAAGCAAATTGGATTTCAAGGAAACCGCTCGAGCCTGTTTTTCAGAGTTATGTACCTTGTCGGACAGCTCGAAGAAGAAAATAAACCCACTTACCTTTTCGTTGAGAACGTTAAGAATTTGCTTAGTGTTAATGGAGGATGGGATTTCGCCAGGCTGCTCGTTGAAATGGACAGGGAGGGGTACGATGCAGAGTGGCAAGTTCTCAACTCTAAAGATTTTGGAGTGCCGCAAAACAGAGAAAGGTGTTTTATTATCGGACATCTTAGAGGACGAAGTACCGCAAAAGTATTTCCTGTCGAAGGAACAGACGGGGAAAATAGTGTTCAAATAGTCGGCCATAAAGACGGATACAGAAGAAATACGCATTTCTTTGCACCAGAAGGAGCAACAGAAGCACTTGATACTGGACAAGGCGGTGAAAGAGGTCATCATGTTACATTGCCGTGTTTCATTGATTTGTGCTACGAAGGCTCACAGATGACAGAGCAGGCACGATGCTTGAAAGCAAGATACTACAAAGGCATGGCGAATCATGCAGGGCAGGACAGCGGAATTGCAATTCCAGTATTAACACCCGACAGAGCAGAAAAACGTCAGAATGGAAGACGATTTAAAGATGATGGAGAGCCGATGTTCACGTTGACAGGACAGGACCGGCATGGAATTGCGATTGAGGTCAAGGAAGCAACAGCAAACACGCTTGATACAAGCTGCAATCAAGGGATTTTCGTGCAGGTATCAGATGAACTGATTGTATACGCGGTCTGGTATGAAAAGCTTCAGTGTTACATAGCAATCCGAAAGTTAACGCCAAAAGAATGTTTTAGACTTCAGGGGTGGGCAGATGATTATTTTGAAAAAGCAGCGTTTGTTAATTCAGATAGTCAGTTATATAAGCAGGCGGGAAATGGAGTCACTGTAAATGTTATTTGTGAGATAGCAAAGAAACTAAAAAGGGGCGTTAAAGATTGAGTGCAACATATATGCATAAAGTGGTACCTATTGTTAATTAACAAAGATGAGATTTGATGGAGGCGGACAATGCCGATTGAATGGTTAAAATGGAACGATGACGTTGAAGAGTGGGGGGAGATAGAGTGCCCGATGCTTGGAAACGAGATGGTAATGACATATTATACCAAAGTATGTCCTTGCTATTATTCTTACACAGCGCCGTTTGTGAATGAAGATGGAGACATTGGATATTACAGATATGACCATGATGAGGGATGCTGGGACGAAGATACGTTCTTCTGCATCGGGAATAGATGATACCAAAAACAGAGGGGAAGCCGCAGAATTACACCTAACCGGTCGGATCCGGCGCGCCAGCTTGTGTGCTGGTTCCCTCTGTCTACACAGATAAATCCTGCGGGACTGGGATAGGGTAACAAAAAAATAAAGCAAAAAGAAAGAAGGTGGGAAATGTGGGAACAAGGGACACATACTTTAATGGTTACGGTCTGACATACAATGAGGTAAAAAAAATAGAAGACAAGTGCAAAAACGCAAAGGGG